CTACGTGCCGAAACTGAAAAGCGGGTTGCCGCAATACTATCCCCTACTTTGACACCGTTGCAAAAGGCAATAAAAGGGATGCAAGCAGCGGGCGCAAAAGGGAAGAAATTCGTAGCCAAGACCAAGCAAGAATTGGCGAAAGTTATGGAAAGCGTGTTCGGCTTGAACGAAGAAAAGGCCGAAGCAACAGCAGAAATTGCCCACTTGTTAATCGCAGCCGAGGCGAAATTGAACGGTATTTCGGTGGCCGAACAGTATCAGCGGTATGCGTTTGCACAAGCGGAAGGCGCAATGAATGAAGCGTTGTATCAGCAATTCGCAGAACCGTCCGACTTTGATGAAAACGGCAAACTACGCCCCGAAGTAGCCGCAGAAATAGCCGCAGAACGTGCCGAAATAGAACGCAAAGCAAAGGCTGATGGTACATGGATGAAAGCACCAAACGGTAAGCCGACAAATTTGAATGAAGCGCAGTACGTTACAGTACGGACTAAGCGGTTTAAAAATTGGTTTAAGGATAGTAATGTAGTTGACGAAAATGGCGAACCGATAGTGGTTTATACGGGAACCCCCAATCCGGGCTTTGATGAATTTTCTTTTGAATTTTCATCGGATGAAACTCTTGCTTTTGGCAAAGGCGTATATACATCGGTAAGCCCCGTTGCTGCAAGTGGTTACGCTAAGGCGGGGGCGAGTTGGGGCAATAAACAATTCGAAGGTACAGGGGGTGTTTATCCGCTTTTTATCAAATCGAAAAAACCGTTTGATTTAGATGCGTTTATCCCTTATGATGTGGCTATGGATATTATTAAAAATGCGCCAAGCGACATTAAAAACAGGAAAGAAATTAAAGAAATCATTGATGAAGCACAATTTGACAGCACCTATTACGATGAAGAAATAGACGATGCTTACAATCAAAAAAGGGAGTTTGAGGCAAATTCAGACGAAGAAATAGACCCTAATGATTACGATGATGGCTACGAAGATGTAGATTACAAAAAAGACTATGAGAGAGAATTAAGTCGCTACGACAAAAGGATAGAACAAAAGGAAAAAGACCTTGAAAGGGCTGTTTCCGAACATGAACAATCAATAGCAGCGGGTAGAACGGGTAGCATTAGAGGTCGTGACCTATATGAAGCTATTTGGAAAAGCCTACCTGAATATTACGATTGGAAAGTTGAAAGTCAACTTTTTGGTGGCGAAAGCGCAATATTTGAGTTTAAAACCACAGCAAATGAAATATTGTCCGAATCAGGGTTTGATTCAATAACACACATTGACAAATATAACCCCGGCGGCGGCGGCAAGCATAAAGTTTACATTGCTTTTCAGCCAACCCAAATCAAATCCGCCACCGCCAATGTCGGAACCTTCTCCCCCAATACAGGTAATATACTCTATCAAGCGGAAGCGTGGCACGGAAGCCCGTACTCATTTGACCGATTCACCACAGAAAAGATGGGTACGGGCGAAGGGGCGCAAGCATTTGGGTGGGGTTTGTACTTTACTGATTTAGAAAGTATTGCCAAGAATTATGCAGAAAAACTATATCAAGAAAAATGGGAAGTTGACAAGTTGGATGTAAAGGATTTTGAAAATACAGATTTCGATATAATAGATACAGCATATTTATTGCAAGCACTTAGGAAAGGGCATAATAAAATTGATAACACTTACAATAAAAGTAAATCACTTTCTTTCGTTGAAGAAAGAATGAGATATTCAGAAAAAGAAATATGGAAGAAAGTTTATGATAAAATAAAAAACGCAAAAACCATAAATCCAGTAATTAATAAAAACCTATACAAAGTAACCCTACATAAAGGCAAAACACCCGCAGAATACGATTGGCTTGTATGGGATAAGCCCGTGCCGAAAAAACAATTAGACAAAATAAACCGACAATTAGATGAATTTGACGGTTGGAATGATGGTAGGTTTTTTACCGATAACGATGAAATTGCCGAAGAAAATAAGAAAGCAGTATTAGTTGAAAACGGAAAAGACTTATACGAATATATTTCCAAGCAATATTGGAAGTGGGAAGGAGATAGGGCTGATTTTAGTTCTAATAAAAAAATGGATAAAGATGCTTCATTGTTTCTATTAGACTTGGGCATAGACGGAGTAAAGTACCCCGCAGAAAGCATAGCAAGGGGCGCAACAACCGATACCGCCCGTGGTTTTAATTATGTAGTATTTGATGAAAACGCTGTAACAATAGAAGAGCGCATACTTTTCCAAAATCAGCAGGAACTACCCGAAAAGAAAATTAGCGTTAATGGAAAAGAATTAACGGTAAAGCCGCTGCCCGAAGGATTGGCGGTAGTGAACGGATTTTACAGCCCGATAGAAAAGCGCATACTTGAATTTAAGCAGCCGACCGCTTCCGCAACTAAGTGGAAAGAAATAGTAGGCACAAAAGAAGAAGCTAAGTTTACGGGTGTAGCGGAGTGGCTTGATACCAAAAAGCCCAACGAACAAGTATCAAAAGCCGATGTGTTGGCGTGGATGCGGGACAATAGAATAGAAGTAGTAGAAGTGGTGAAGGATGATGTAAGTAGAATGAGTAAATCTGACCTTGAAAAGTTAGGTGTTACTTTTGAAGTTTTAAATAAAAAACAATACATATCTAAATATGGTCAAGAATTATGGGATATTGTTGGGTATAACGATAATGACATAGTTTACAGAGCAAATAGGCCGGAAGTAACAACAGAAGAAACAAAAGATATAAATACGATAGAGCAGGTTAATACATCTATCGAATCAGTTGCCGACTATATGAGCGCAGACATTGATTATAATGTCCCAAATTCAAGAATTACTAAATTTAAGCAATACCAATTAGAAGGAGATAAATCCAATTATGTAGAATTGTATTTAGTATTGCCGAAAGAAGGTGCTATGGGTAAGGTGGCTGATTGGCGTGTTCCGTCAGCACATTCAAGCGGTGATGTATTTGTAGATACCCGACAAATAGTACGCATAAGGGCAAATCAAAGGGTAGATGCCGAAGGCAACAAAATCCTTTTTGTAGAGGAATTTCAAGGTGACAAAGGACAAGAGGGGCGGAAAGTAGGCTTCAAAAATAATGATGCAGAAAAAATAAGGAATGAGATAAAGGCAATAGAAGATAAGTTAGTAGAAAAAACTAACATAGCAAAACACAACCTTTATTATTACATTAAAGACAACCCTACTGATGAACTTGTAAAAGCGTTAGACAAGAAACATGACGAACTTTTAAAGGTAGGTGATAGGTTTAATGATAACGGATTACCCGCAGACCCTTTCAGTATAGAAACCGCCAATTGGGTAAAAATAGGACTAAAGGTTATGGCAAGGTATGCCGTAAATAATGGACTTAGTAAAATAAGTTGGACTACGGGAGAACAACAGAATGAGCGATATGACCTATCAAAACAAGTTGACAAAATAGAATCTGTTAGAAAGGCTGACGGGACTTACCAAGTAACGGCTACCAAGGATAGGCAAGATATTTTTTCAGAAAATGGTATAGATGCAAAAAGAATAGAAGATGTATTTGGGAAAGACATAGCGCAGAAAATAGTTTCAAACGAAAGACAATACACAAATATAGAAGGCGATAATTTAAAGGCGGGCGGCAAGGGCATGAAAGGCTTCTACGGAAGCCCCACAGAAGGAACATTAGGTATAGTAGGTAAGGTGGCGGAATCGCTGTTTAAGCAGACACCGAAAACGGTGGAAATATCTATTGGCGAAAAATATGCAGATTATCAATGGACAACTGATAGCGATGGTAATGATATTATTGAATACAAAGGTGAAAGGTACGAATTTGAAAAAGAAAGCGATGCTGAGGCTTTTGTGGCAAAAATAAAATCAGATACTTCCACCCAACACTCCATAGACATAACCCCCGACATAATAGCGGAAGTAACACAGGGTATGCCCCTATTCCAAAACAAGGGATTAGGCGCACAAGGCGCAATAGTAATGCAAGCCGCCAATAGGGTAGTCTATGCAATGACCAACCCTAATGTTACAACGCCACTGCACGAAATGGCGCACGGCTATTTTGATACGCTGATTTCCGCAGCCGAAAACGGTAACGCACAAGCCGCAGCCGATGTAAAAGTATTTGCCGAACAAGCGGGGGTAAATCCCGCAGATTTGCGCACCGATGAAGCCGCTTACACTAAGGCACAAGAACTATTCGCAAGGGGGTTTGAACGCTATCTTCGTGACGGCAAAGCCCCAACACCCGAACTGCAAAGCCTTTTCGACAAGTTCAAAAATTGGCTACTTGAAATATACAAGTCATTAAGCGAAAGCCCAATAGACGTTCAATTAAATGACGCTATGCGGTCGGTGTACGGGCGGATGCTGACACCCGAACAAGTTAAACAAGATTTTCCGCCTAAGCCGCCCGTGTCAAATCCATTGACGGATTCAGAAAATGAAGGGGTGCGGGGTATTTCCTATGCTGAAACCGAAAAGGATAGGATTGAAGCAGGGCTGCCGCTAAGAGAAAGTACAGTATCAAAACCTGACGAAGAATTGGAAGCGGAAGCAAACGCATTGATAGAAAGCGGGTGGAATTTTGAAAAGAATATTGACAAAGTTTTAAGTGGTGAAAAAATACTTTCAGATGCCGAACAACTTGCGTTAGGTAAGTACAAAATATATCTTAATGATATAGCAACTAAAAGCCCAACTAATGCGAATATCAACGCTTATGAAAGAGCATTAAAAGCACTTGAATCTACGGGTAAATTTGCAGCAAGGGCATTAAGGGCAAGGCAACTTCCTGTTAATCCCGAACCAACGCTTCCTGATTTCTTAGTACGGCAAAAAGAAGAAAGCGGGGTTGACGAATTAACCCCCGCACAATTTGAACAAAACAAAAAAGAATTTGAAGCACTGCAAAAGGCAAGCCAAGAATGGGAAGCCAAGTTTAAAGCATTGGAAGCCGAAGCCATAGCCAAGGCCGCAGAAGAAAATCTTTCATCAAAGAAAAAGAACAAGCCAAAAACGCCCCGTACCAAAGAAAACATTCGCAAAGAACGTGATGAAATATTGCAGCGGATGAAGGATAGAATTAAAAAAGCAAAAGAAGGCAAGACTTTTGAAGTTGACGGGGAACAAGTAAGCATACAGCAAGCAGATATTGTTCCTTTTATGAGGGAATTGATAGCCATTGCCCCCGAAGTCCCCGCACTTGTAAGCAACTACATTGAAGAAGGTATTTTTGAATTATCTGAAATAGCAAAGCGGCTGAAAACTGACTTAGAAAATGAAGTGCCAGGCATTACCGAAGAAGATGCCATAGCATTGATAGCGGGCGAATACAAAACGGGCAACAAAAAAACAAGGAACGAAATACAAAAATTACTATATGATTTAAGGGCGGAAGCAAAATTGATTGGGCAATTACAAGCATTAGAAAACGGGGAAGTGCCTAAAAATGAAAGTAAAAAAGTAGAACGCAATCGAAAACTTACTGAATTACGGAAACAAATTAAAGCGCACCCAAACAATCAGTTGCCCGAATATAAAAAACAAGTACAAAGAAATATTGACAAACTACAACGTGATTTAGACAGCGGCAACTTCGCAGCCCCGCCAAAGAAATTAACGGTTACATTGGATAAGGAAGCAAGGGAGTTGAAGCGCAAGTTAGTTGACCTTAAAACCGAAAGGGAAGTAAGGCTATTGCGGGAAGCCTATGAGAAAATGGGTATCGGGCAAAAGGTAGGTGAAAAGTTGCTGAAAGTCGCCAACATACCAAGAACGCTTATGGCTTCAATGGACTTTTCCGCACCTTTAAGGCAAGCGGTTATTGCTACTATTGGGAATCCAACTTTGGCATTTAAGGGTTTCGGTTCCATGTTTAAGGCGGCCTTTAATAAAGGTTATATGGACGAATGGTTCTTTGACCTTGAAAATGACCCGAACTACGAAATAATGAAAGAAGCGGGGCTATCAATAGCCGACCCAAATAGCCCATTCCTTCGTGCAAGAGAAGAAGCATTTATGAGTGGTTACGTTGAAAAGGTAGAAGGCTTTATTGGGGAAAAACTTTTTGGCAATAAAAACTTTGGCTTTGTACAAGGTTCGGAACGGGCGTATGTAATGTATCTTAACAAAATGCGTGTTGACTTATTTAACAAGTACGCAGCCGCATTGGAACAAAAAGGCAAGACCTATGACAATAGCCCCGACACATACAAAGCAATTGCCAAGTATGTGAACAATGTAACAGGCAGGGGCAATATGGGCAAAGCAGAAGAGATTGCGAAGTTTTCTAATGCGTTATTCTTTTCGCCAAGGTTAATTGCATCAAGGCTGTCGCTTATGAACCCATACTATATTTACAAGATGCCAAGTGATGTTAGGAAAATCTATGTAAAGGATATGGCATCATTTATTGCTACGGGACTTACTGTAATAGGTATGATTTACTTAGCGGGTGGCGGGGATGAAGAAGATGATATTTGGGTAGAAACCGACCCCCGTAGCAGCGACTTTATGAAGATTAGGCAAGGGGAAAAAAGGTGGGATATTTGGGGTGGATTTCAGCAGTATGTAAGGACAATGGTACAGTATTTTTCAGGCGAAAAAAAATCACCAACTACTGATGAAATAACTGAATTGAAAGAAGATGCCCCTTATGGAGAAACAAGGGGTAAATTATTGACAAGGTTTGTAAGAAATAAACTTGCGCCTATTCCTTCTTCAATTTGGGATTTAACAAGTGGTAGAAATTCAGTAGGCGAAAAAGTTACTTTTAAAGATGAAATAATAAGTAGCGTTACGCCTTTACTTTGGCAGCAAGTTTACGAAGTCGCTAAGGCGGAAGGGGCGGTTGCCGCAATTACTATTGGTGTGCCTTCGGTATTTGGAGTAGGTACAGAAAGATACGGGGAAAGGGCTATCGAAGCCCCCGACAAAATAAAAGTAGGCGCAAAAGAGTACAAGCTATCCAAGGAAATGCAAGAAAAGTTGCAAGTAATGATTGAGGCCGAAACAAAAGTTATAACTGATAAGGCAAAGAAAATGTCCGAATACGAATCAGGTACTAAAAAGCAAAAGGTAGAACTGATTTCTACGGCAAAACTACTTGCAAGAAAAGAAGCTACAAAAGACTTCCAAAAAAAGTACAAGAACGAATTTCCCGAAGAAACCGCAGCCGAAAAAAGGCAAAGGAAAGACGAAGAAGATAAAAAAGCAGACTTGAACAAATCCGTAAAAAAACTGATGAAATAATGGACGCAGTAAAAAGAATAGAACAACTTGAAGCCAAGGCCGAAGCCCAAGCCAAGATGATTGCCCACTACGAAAAGAAGTTGGGCATAGGCATAGAAACAAGCCTTGAAATGAAAGGGTTTATGGCGTACCAAAAACTTTTGGAACAGCAGATAAAGCATATAGATACCTTCACCATAACAGAAGATATACTTTCAGGCAAAAAATCCGCTGATGCGCTTTGGGAAAGAACCGAAAAAATGCACAATGAATTGCCCGAAAAGATTTCCGCACTTTCCAAACTTAGGACGGAATTAAAGGTTGAATTTGACGAAACAGAAGGGAAGCCAAAGTTGACGGCCACAAGCCCACAATCATTAATGAATTTAGCAAAAACAGGATAATTTATGTTTCATCCCGTAAAGGACGGCACGATTTATGAAATAGACGACAACGCATTTGGTTTCAAATTCCGTTGTTGGGTTCCGCCTATCGGTTACGGGGTAAACGTGCTTACGGGTGAGTTGCAGGAAACAGACATACTAAAGCGGGATGAAAACCCCGAAGAACAACATTGGGAACGCCAACCACTACCTAAGTGGTGGGCAGAACGCAGGCGTATGGAAAAGGAACGCCAACGCTTTGACCGGTACTATGTGGATGAACATTGCGAAAAATTCCGCAGCCAAGAGTGGCGTAGGCGGCTTTGTGGCGTGTGGTTTTGGAACTACAACCCAAAAACAAAAGAAAGCGAACTGCAATATATTACGGGGCAGCACTATCTGTATGTGAATTATTGGCGGTTTCAAGGCAAGCACATGGACTTCCGCTTTACCGATATGCGTATTTGGTATTGCCTTGCATATTGCGACACCGACCCCGATAGCCTTGGTCTGATTTACATAACTAAAAGGAAACTTGGGAAAACCGCATTGAGTGGTTGTTGGGCATACGAAAGAACAAGCCGCCCGCCAAGCAATCAGCATTGCGGCATCCAATCAAAGGACGACCCAAGTGCATCAGAAGTTTTCGCCAAAGCAATTTATCAGCCTTGGCAAAGATTGCCCGACTTTTTCCGCCCTATCTACGACACAATGAAGGGGGAAAGCGAACTAAGGTTTTTCCATAGCAGCCGAAAGGGGGCATCCGCCCTTGAAGAAAGGGAAGAAGAAGATGCACTTGAAAGCTGGATTGACTATGGCCCCGCAAGCGAAGGTTACTATGATGGCCCCGAACTTGATACTTATATTTCGGACGAAGCGGGCAAAGTAGAAAAGAAAATAAGCATCCGAACTCGCCAAGATACAGTTCGGTATTGTTCGGAAATTGATGGTGTGATGAAGGGTAAGCAACTTTACACGACAACGGTGGAAGTGGAAGAAACGACCGCAGACGACCACGAATTTCAGGAACTTGTGTACGATAGCAACCCGCTAAAAAGGAACGAAAACAATAGAACAACTACGGGGATGTATGTCATTTTCATTCCTGCCCATCACGGGTTCTACTTTGATAAGTACGGCTATGCAGATGAAGAACGGGCGGCCACATTCCTTTTAAATACATGGAACGCTTTACAGTCGGAAGGGAAACTTCGCCAATTGGCATCCGCCAAGCGTAAAAATCCAATGACTATTCAGCAAGCATTTTCCGCTGATGGCGAAAGTTCGCTGTACAACCCTATCCTATTACAAGAACAACTTGACCGGCTTTCGTGGGGCGATTCGTTTACAGAACGGGGCGACCTTGTATGGAAGGACGGTAAAGAATTTTGGATTGAGAAAAAGGATGAAAACGGCAATTTGGTATTGGATGAAAAGGAAAATGTAATTCTAATTCCGAATACAATTGAGTGGGTAGATAACCCAAATGGCCGATTTGAAAAGGCGAAAGGATGGCTGCCAAGGAACTCAAACAGCGTTTACGAAAGGAACGGGATGCTGCACCCGAACCAAAACTATGCCTTTCGGGGCGGGTGCGACCCATTTCGCTACGACAAGACAAAAGATAAAAGAAGGTCAAATTGTGCCGCTTTTATCTACCAAATGGAGGATATTGCACAAAATCAACAATTTAACAATACATTTGTGCTAAGATATTTGTTTAGGGCAGAAAGCACAAAGTCGGCAAATATGGATATATTAAAAATGTCGTGGTGGTGCGGCTGCCAAATGTTGTTTGAAAGGAACGTAAATCATTGGAAAGAACATTTTGCCCAATGGAAATGCAATGCTTTTCTGATGTGGATGCCAAATGAAGTAGAACCAGGCATTTACACGGGCGGAAGCGGGGCGGGTGCGCTTATTCAAACGCTATGCAATTATACAGAAGCATACATAAACGAACATATCAAAAAAGTTTACTTTAAAACGCTTATTGATAAAAGAACAAACGGGTGGATGGGTTTCAAAGTTGACGATACGCAGAAATTTGACGAACCTATGGCAGCGGGGATAACCCTAATAGCCGTAAAAGGGAAAAAGTACAAACTACCAAATCAGCAATCAAGAAACATTGAAGATATTTTACCATACAGAAAAGCAAGTTAGCCATGCAATACATAGACCCGCTTAAAGGGACAATAACACCGTATCCTGACCATAACATTGACCCCCGAAAAAAGGGGTTAGATTGGTGTGTAGCTTATGCTAAAGCAGCGTGGGCGGATTTTTCCTACGGCATCCCCAAAGGGATTTTTTCCAATAACCAAGGCGACTACCAAAAGTTTCGCCTTTACGCTATGGGTAAGCAGCCCATAAGTCAATATCAAACATTATTGGGTATTGATGAACAAAACAAAAACACATGGCTTTCTATTGATTGGTCGGTTAGGCCAATTATTTCGGGGTATCGGGATATGGCGATTTCCCGCCTGATGAAAAACGACTACCAAATAGTAGCCACCCCCGTAGATAGTTTAGCAAAAAGTGAGTTGCAGACGACCTTGGCCGAATTTAAAACCAAAATAATGATACGCCAACTTGCTATGCAAGAAGGCAATGAAGAATTAGCCAACCACCCGCTAATAGCCCCGCAGCGTGGCGAACCAATGGATATAGAAGAATTGGAAATGCGGCTGACTATGGGCGAACAATTTAACCGGAGCAAGGATGCAGAAATGGCTGTTGAACTTGGCTTTTTTGAAAACAAGTACAATTTTTGGCGCAAAGAAATATACGAGGACTTATTTGACTATGGCGTGGCGGGTTATCGGGAATGGTTGGGGACAGACAACAAGCCGCACTTTTACAGGGTAAACCCCGAAGATGTAATCATATCTTATTCCCGCAAAGCTGATTTTTCGGATATAGTTCACGCAGGGGCAGCCATTGATGTTTCACTTGTAGATTTAGCCACTTTTACTGATAAAGACGGCAACCTTATTTTTACCGATGAAGAAATGCAAACATTTGCGGGTAGCATTGCAGGTAAGTGGGGGAATCCGCTTGAATATCGTGGTTATACAGGGTTTAGGGGGTATGACAAGTTTAAGTGCAAAGTATTGGATTTGGAGTTCTATTCATACGACCGCTATTCCTACAAGGACACCACAGACGAAAACGGCAACATTGACTTCGGTTCTGCCGATTATAATAGGGGCAAAGAAAGCGAAAAGTACAAGCGTAAAAAGTTCAAGTGTGTTTACAAAGTAAAATGGATTGTAGGGACAGACAAAGCCTACGATTTTGGGCTTGCCTACGACCAAAAGCGCAGCAATTTGCCGCAGAAAAAATGGGACACCGAACTATCCTTCAAGTTTATTGCCATGAATTTGTATGAAATGAAGGCGCAGGGCATGATGGAAAGGGTAATCCCGAACATAGACGAATACCAATTAACCCGATACAAACTACAAAACTTCAAAAACAGATTAGTTCCTTCGGGTTGGTGGATTGACCTTGACGCTATGGAATCGGTGGCACTATCCAAGGGTGGCGCATCCATGTCGCCAAAGGAATTGCTTACTATGTTCTTTGAAACAGGCGTATTGGTAGGTCGTAGCGTGAATGAAGATGGTACGCCCAAGGGAAACAATTGGAAGCCCGTAATCCCAATTGAAAACAGCGTAGCAAACGAATTGGCGATGTTGGTGCAGGATTTGCAGTTTAGTCTATCCGAAATTGAGCGCATGACAGGCTACAATCAAATTACCGCAGGTAACCCCAATCCAAAAACGCTTGTGCCGGGGTACGAAATGGCAAACGAAAGCACAAACGATGCCTTGTACCCGTTGGCCGCTGCCGAAACAAACCTTACAGAAAGACTTGCATACGATGTTCTTCGTAGAACGCAGCAGGCATTAAAGAAAGGGGCGGTTGAAGGTTATGCACTTGCCATAAACATAAATGCTCTTACAATAATGTCAATTTCCCCCGACATATCATTGCGGGAGTACGGCATTATGCTGCAAAAGAAAACGACCGAACCCGAAAAGATGATGCTATTGCAGGCTATGCAAGAAGATATTAGGGCGGGATTCCTTGATAGTAGCGATTCTGTTACGCTTATAAACACGCATAACGTGAAGCAGGCGGAAATGATTTGGTCGTACAAGGTGAAGCGGAACAAGGAAATGATGCAGCAGCAGGAAATGCAGAAAATTGAGTTGAATAATCAGGGTGCGAAAGAGGCCGCTATGATTGCCCAACAAGCCGCATCCGAACAACAGCAAATGAAAATGCAGTTTGATATGGCAATGAAGCAAATGGAATTGCAGGCCGAAATAGAGAAGGAAAGGCTGAAACTTGATTACCAATATCGGATGAACACAGAAAGCAACATGACCAAGTTGCAGATAAGCGACCAAGACAATGAAGGTCGTGTGGGAAGTGCAGCTATCCAAGGTGAAGCCAAGCAAATAAGCCAACAAATAGCCGCCCAAGCCACAATTGAAGCCGCAAGAATGAAAAAAGAAACGGGCGGGAACGAAAAAAAGTAAGAAAAAGTATTTGGTAATTAAAAAATACCTAATTTTAACACCGAAAAACAATTTATGGCAAAAGCAACCAAACAAAAGCCGATTGTAAAAGAAGTAGAGAAGGTAAATATACCCGAACCTATTTCAGTTCAAGCGGTAGAACCAACACCGCCTGAAATTAAAGCCGAAGAAGTGGTGATTCCTTCGCAACCGAAAATCATCATTTTTAGCGGCAGCCAACAAACGGTAGTAGAACCGCCAAAACTTGAAGGCGAAACTTTTGAAGAAAGGTTACTCAATTACGCAGGGAAAGGCACGAAGGTAATTAACGATTTTCTGCGGATTGAGTTCAAAAGCGGCCAAAAGCAACAAGTGGTAAACAAAACATTGAAGGGGAAATTGCAGGGGTTGGTAGATGCTAAAAAAATTGAAGTTACAGGGGACGCACATCAGATTTTAGGTAAGTTTTATTATGATGAAACGCCTGGCACAAAGTATCACACGATGCAGAATACAAAAATTGAAATAACCGTTCTGTAACATTATGTTGCGGAACTTAAACCAAATCAAATGAAAGTAAAGTTCTTTAGAAACGCAGAAGCGGTAGAAGCACCCGCAGCCGCACCTGAAACAGATGTAGTAGTCGAACCGCAGTCACAACCTGCAATTGACCTGCCTTCTGATTTTATGGCGCAGATGGCGAAATCAGCCCGCTTAGTGAATGAGGGAGAAGAAGCACCTGAATATAAAGCGGAAGTGGTCGCTGACCCAACCGAAACAGAACCCGTTGTGGCAACGGATTCTAAACCGGTAAAAGGTCAGGCAGACACCCCCGCAAAGCCAACGGACGAACCAATAGTGGCAACGCAGCCAATAGCAGCAGAACCGCCAACGGAAGTCAATTGGAAGGAACAACTTCAAAAAGAACCGCCCGCAGCTATCCTGAAAGAATTGGGATATGATGAAAGGATGGTCAACTTTTTAGAACATTGGAAAAGTGGTGGCGACATTACGGAGTACCTGAAAGAAGTGGCGACCGATTACACAAAGATGGACGCAGCGGAATTGATGAGGCATCAACTTCGCTTAGAATATCCCGATGCAACGGAAGAACAACTTGAAGTGCTTTACGAAGATGAAGTGCTGCACAAGTACAAAATGACGGACGACTATTCAGAAGAAGAACAACGAAGGGGAAAACTCCTTCTTGATGCTAAAGTGAGTAAGTTCCGGCCTGAATTTGTATCAAGGCAGCAAAGCAAATTGCTACCACCCGCACCTGAAAAAGCCGCTGTTGAACCTATGGTTGACCCCGTAATTGAGCAGCAAAGGAAATTGGTAGATGATAGCCGCAAGTCCGTATTGGACAGCCCGTACTATCGAAAAGTTCTTACAGATAACAAAATTACATTTGGGGAAGGCGGTGAAGCCTTTAATTTCCCCGTAGATGCAAATGAGTTACCTGACATACTTTATAACGGAGAAAAGTTCGTTCAAAGTTTGTTCAAGGTAGGGCAGGACGCAAACGGAGATTTTACGCTACAAGCAGACCCCGAACACCAAATGTTAGTGGCGGCCACCGCTAAATATGGTAAGCAGTTATTTGTTGAACTTGCCAAGCACTACAAGGCTTTAGGTTCTAAAAAGGCGATTGACCCAATCGAAAATCCAAGCACAATCCAAACAACGCAATCAAATGTGCCGCCCGAACCACAGCTTTCGGAAATAGCACAAATGGCGAAGTACGGGAAAGTGACTTAAAAGATAGCAGGGCGTAACAACCAAACCACACAACAAACATTTTTTTTTAAAACACACTCAAATTTTATACAATGGCAGTTACGCAAGGTATTATGCAAAAATCCATCGTGTCGGCGGTGGAGTTCCTTGACCAAAGGGAAATAGACCCTAATATTTACGATGAAAGTCGTGACAGGGCATTTACCGATATTATGAAGTTGGTAAACCGCAGGAAGGTGACTTCCATGCCAACCTACCACAATTGGGTAAACGATAACGTGCGTGTAAAATGCACCGTTTCATCCGTTACAAGTGGCAGCGGCACAGCGCAGGTTGTTTTCGTGGTAAACACCAACAGTGGCTTTCCCCGCAAAACAGACCTTATCAACATCAACAACTCTAACAACGAAGGCGAAGGTGTACAGGGCTACATTACCGCAGTAACCTATGGTTCAGGTACAGCCACCATCACAGCCCGTTCAGTTGCAGGCAACAGCGTTCCCATTTACGTTGCCAACGGTAACACAGTATCTTTCGGTTCTAACGCATCGGGCGAAAAATCGTCCAGCCTTACCAACCGCAGGTACAGCGTTACCAAGTATTTCAACCAAACCCAAATCTTCCGTGAGTTTGATGAAATCACAGACGTACAGAAGGTTGCCAAGGTTGAATTTACCGTAAACGGCAAGCAGCTTATCCTGCCTTATCAGCTAATTCAAAAGGTAATCAAACTGAATGGCGACATCAGCTATCAGATGATTAACGGTGTGAAAAGCGACACCCTGTACAGCGACCAAAACCCGTTCTTGCAAGACGTAACTTCGGGACTTGGCGTACAGACCACAGGCGGTTTGAATTGGTATGTTACCACCTACGGTATCACCGACAGCGCAGCCACATTGGGTACTTTCGGGTTTACTGAAATGAACGAAATCGTTGAAAACCTGATTGCCAACAAAGCCCCTTCCGATTATATGTGCTTCATGTCCAACAAAGTAAAGGGCATACTCGATGTGTTCTTTAAGAACTTGGGCAGCGCAGGTGTTACTTCGGTAAGGATGATGATTGACGGCAAAACATTGGATTTGGAAGTGGACATGGTTACTTATCGTAACAAGAAGTTCTACTTTATGAATATGCCGATTTTCGACAACCCCGATGTATTCAGCGCAACCATTGAACCTGATGTGTATGGTTCTATGTTCTTAGTACCTACCGACAGCGTGGAAACCGTTGACAATGGCCGTCAGCCCCGCTTGCAAATCCGCTACATGGAAAGCCCATTTGCAGGTTCCGGTGCAAACATTTCAAGCGATGGTGTGATTACCGAAATTAAGACAGGCGCACTTGCCCCTGTGCCTACAAGCGGTACATTAGCTTTGGCTACCGATTGGGTTACCAATCAGGGCTTGGAAGCAATCGCATTGAAGCATTTCCAAAAGTATCGTGTAGTGTAAGCTACCGATTAAAATAAAAGGGGGCGGGTTTTACATCGCCCGCCCCTTATTTTTAACTACCAAATCATAAAAAATGTTACTAACAACAATCGGCAAAATCAATGCCATTTCCGAAAAACTTCGGGCAGAAATTGAAACAAAAGTTCTTTCATTTGGAGATTCAGTAAGGTATCAGTTCGACATTAGTAAGGACAATCCTGACCCTGAAAAAAAGGATGGCAAAGTAGTTTGGCCGCACGTTTACACATTGCAGCCCCGCACCTTCGTAATTACCGACCCGTACATATCAAAAGGTGCGCAAAATTCAGTTAAAATAGGGTTGGTAGATAAGTTGGATGAAAAGGGCGAAAAGGTTGAAATATGGGGTAAAATACAGGTACTTGGGCAAAATCGTGGTATCGTTGAAATCAAATTGGATTCAGCAGAAGGTATTTCTACTGCAATGTTCTTAGAACTTCACCCAAAGATGAAAAACGGGATATTTTCAAAAGAAGGGTACAAAGTGTTCTACCGCATTGACGAAAAGAACCTTGCTACCGAACAAAGGGCAGAAAGAAGCCTTCGGAAAAAGGCAATGGATATTGCCGAAAAAATGTCGGATGCCGAAGCGAAAATGTTTAGTGATGCAATGACTTGGGACGAACATGACATTGACATTATTCGCAATATGATTGAGGATATGGCTGAAAATGAACCGGCTTACTTTATTGAAATGCACGACAACGATTCAAAATCAATTTTGTACCAAGGAACAGTACAAAGGGCGAAAGACAAAAAGAAGATTATCTTTGACAACGTGAATAATTCGTACACTTGGGAAAACGGCAAAGTAATAACAATGCTTGCCCCCGAAAGTACAAGAACCGATATTGAGCAAATGGCTTTGTGGTTGCAAACGGGTGGCGAACAAGCCCAAAAAGCCTTTGAAAAGATTCAGACATTGATTAAATAATTGGTTTGGTAGTGCCTTATGGCACACGCAGGCTGATTCCCTTCGGATGCCTGCTTATTAACTAAGCCATTAAAAGAAAACAAATGGCACTATCAGCGGCTTTTACAGCCACACAACTTTTAGGGATACCTGCAACAATTGTTGTAACGGACACAAGTACAGGGTCGGACGCTGCAATTACAAGCCGCCGGATATATTTTAGAACCGATGCAGGTACATATAAAGTACCAAGCGGTACAACTACTGATTATGTAGCGTGGAGTTATGCCAATAGCAGCACCAATGTAAATTTGCTGACAAAAGACATGGCACTTTATGTACGGGTTGAATGGCTCGATACAAATGGTATTGTTTTGTATTTCAAAGAAACGCTTTATGGCTTCAAATCTTTTAACGAAGATTTTCTTTACCAATTATCGGGATACCTTGCCAATAACTACAAACGGACAGCAGATGCAGGGTTCAACCAACAAGTGCAATTATGCCGCACCTATATTGATAGTGGCGACCAGGCAATCAGTTTGGGCGGCGACATAATGAAAGGGCAAACTTTATACGATTTGGCAACAGAAATTCGCACCAATGCGCAGTACCTTTTTAATACAGTGTAATGAATAATACAGTAGAAGAAATAATTGGCATTGCAAAGAAAAGTCAATATTTGGCAGCTATTGGTATAAACAAAAGCGGCTTGTATGGTGGCGGCATTGACAGGGATTTACCAAACAAAATATACACCGTCAGAAAGTCCGTTGAATATATGCAGGGCATTGACGGACAAGTACAAGCTGCACGGGCATTAGGGACAATAACAATTACTGCAATAGGTGACGATGGCGACACTTTTGAAGTGCTTATTGACGACCCCGTTTTGGGGTCTATTTCGTTAGGAACATACACAAAGGTTTCGGGCGACACGACTACCACAATTTTAGCCACAAGTATTGCTGATGAAATGAATAACAATGCCTATGGATATTCATTAACTACAAGCAGCAACCTGATAAGAATTTACGCCCCGTTAGGATACGGCAACCTTATAAATGGCGGGATAAGGCTTTTGGTTAGTTCAACGGGCATTACAAACACACTCACTCAATTTTCAGGTGGTGCGTATGCCGACAGCGGGAATAGCAGCCTTGAAAAAATATCCAATTATTTGTATTGGTTATGCGGCAGGTACGCATTAGTAGCACAAGGAATTAGCGGAGAAGGTTCTATTGCGCCAATTACCGCAGGCATAGCCAACGTACCGAACAGGCTTGACTTTATTGTAAGCACAACAAGCGTAATCGTAACGGGGCAAACAACCAAAACCTTCCCCGATTTTATTGGGTACAACATAATATTTTCACGAAATGGGCTTGTGCAAAGCACTACCGATACAGGCGGTTCGTATTACTCATGGAACGCAAATACGGGGCTACTCACATTAATAAACGGGGCGGCACAAGAAGGCGACCAATTTCTTATCATACCAAACGAAATTTAATGAAAAATATCTTATTAATCATAATATGTTTTTTAGGAATTAACGCCTATGGGCAGTTTCCCATAAACCAAACAACGGGCAGCCCGACCACACTTGTAAAAAGCAGAGGGGGACAAGGGGCGGATAGTGGGTTTGTATATCCTACATTCCTTGATACGGCACGAATGAATGGCGGATTTTTGAAAAACATTGCGGGCATAATGTTACGGCAAGGCGATACGCTTTGGCTTCGCAACAAAACCGCTACAAAGTGGTTGCCTATAATCGCAGGGGCATCGGGTGGTAGTGGTTCTTATGTTGACACAATTTACCGCAAATTGGGGCAAGATTCAATATTCTACACAATAAACGGTGGCGCAGAACGGTCAATAAAAGACAGCATTGGTGGCGGAGGTTCGGGCAGTATAGAATATGTAGTAAGCGGCACTTCCATTAGGGTAGATAGTTCGGGGCGCACTTACACGGTAAATGCCGATACAGGGCGGGGCAATTCGCAGCTAATAACGGGGGCAAGTCTTAATTCAGTAGCGGATAGCATTGGGGATTTAATAGACTTAAAGCCAAATGTAGGGGATGTAATATTAAATCAGTTAGCAAAGCAAACGGGCAAGCGGTTCGACATACAAAGCGGCAAGTTTGATAGCCTATATGCAAGCACGGCAACGGGGCTAATTTTGGCTAATAATTCTGCCGCTGAAATAGGGCGGTTTGGCGCAGGTGGTGGCACTACTGTAACGTGGCAGGGGCTAAACACTTTCAGCGGTGGCGCAACCATAAACGGCACTACCACTATTGGCAGCCTAAGCGGCATATTAAAGGCAAGTACAGGCGTAGTAGGCACAGCAGTAAGCGGCACGGACTTAAAGACAATAAACGGCACTTCTATTATAGGCAGTGGGGATATTGTAACACCCGACAATGGGATTACTGCACTAACAGGTGATGTTACGGCAAGTGGAAGCGGAAGCGTAGTGGCAACGCTCGCAACGGTAAATGGCAATGTCGGTACATTTAAAAAAGCAACCGTAACAGCCAATGGCAAAGGGTTAGTGACCGCAATTAGCGAAGGGTTCGGTGTTGATACAGTTTACCGCAAGGCAGGGCAGGATAGTATCTTCTACACTATTAACGGCGGAACAGAAAGGGCGGTTAAGGATAGTGTGGGGAGTGGTTCATCAGGCGTTAATTACATTACAGCGGATAAGGCCTATGTAGGGGTAACAAGCGGAAAGGGCAGTAACGGTACAGACGGGGGAACAAATGCAAATGGAAGAAACATTTTAATTGGAGATAGCGCAGGTCATTCAATAGGTTCTGCCATTGGTATTACCGCGATTGGGTATCGTGCAGCTTATTCATTGAGGTCAGATAGCGGCGCAGTTGCAATAGGGTATAACGCACTTAGCACATACGATAGTAGCGATAATGCGAATACAAAAACAGGACACATTGCTATTGGTAGAAATGCGCTTAGGTTTTGGGTAGGTGGGCTTGGTCTTTTTAATTCTTTAGCAATCGGCAAAAACGCACTTAGCAGAGCGACTACTAATTACCAAAACCTTGCAATCGGTGACGGGGTTATGGCCAATATGACCACAGGTGGTATTGGTAACATCGGCATCGGCTTTGGAGTTTTAGGGTCGAGTTCTTCAGGTGTAACAAACGAAAATACTGTTATAGGCTTTAGAACAGCTGAATCAATGACTGCGGGTAGCAGTAACTTTGCTCTTGGTGCTCTTACTCTTCAACTTGCTACAACGGCTAATAATAATGTTGCCATAGGGTCAGGTGTGCTTAGAAATCCAACTGGTACGGTATCCAGCAATATAGCAATTGGTAACAGTGCAATGGCAGGAGTTAGCGGGTCAAGCGGCACAAATAACATTGCCATAGGAGGGTCTTCATTGTCGGCATTTACAAGTGGCACATCAAATGTTGCAATTGGTGGTTCTGCGGGTGCGGCTATTAATTCGGGATTTTACAACACACTAATTGGCCATCAGGCGGGTGGGGGTATAACGTCAGCATCAAGTAACACAATTACAGGGGCTATTGCAGGAGCCGTATCTGGCGGATTTAACTGCCTTTATGGAGCTTGGTCATCTATTGGCGCGCCTTATACTACACGAGGCCTTACTACCGGCACTGGAAACATTATTCTTGGTTCATACGCTTCGCCACCATCAAGCACAAGTAATAATCAAATTCAAATGTGGGTTGCCGGTACAGGCAATAATGCAGGCTACAATGCTGCAACCAGATTTACAGGTGGCGGATGGCTATTTAACCAAACAACAAGCGAAGTAACAACGCAAACGGCATCGGCAGCCTTGGAAATTAATGGAGTTACGCGCGGGTTTTTACCGCCAAGACTAACAACAGGAGACCGCAACTCAATCGCAAGCCCTGCGGCAGGATTAAGCGTGTACAATAGCAGCCTTGCTACCAATGACATTTACACGACTGCATGGTATCAACAGCCAAACGGATTAAGCGGTTCGGGAACGTTGGATTTCCCATCAACAGGGGCGCATAGCAGCAGCGACCTTACCATTACGGTAACAGGCGCAGCGGTTGGGGATATCGTAATGTTGGGCACTCCCGTACAAGACATTGACGGTACATTTACGGCTTTCGTTTCCGCACCCAATACAGTAACGGTCAGGTATAATCATTACGGCAGCGGAACAAATAACCCTGCAAGCGGAACCTTTAAAGTTTATGTAATCAAAAATTAAACTATATGAAATACATCATCATTTTATTATTACTTATCAGCAGCGCAACTGAAACAACAGCGCAAGACAGTACCAAAGTCAGGAACCTGCCAATCATGGTACGGCAGTTGGAATACATCGCCTCTCAATTAACCAACATTGACGATGACAGCCTTTATCAGGTTTACATTGATTTGCGGCCAAAATTCCGCATCAAAAACCCACCAACCGGGAACACCCTTGTAACCATTGATAGCATCCCAACTGTGGAACTTGCAGCTTTATATAACTACTGTCTGTCTAATAGCGATGGAATGGGTTATGGCAGTCAATTTAAGACTACCATAGCGTCGGCAAGGGCAAAGAATAGCTACCTTGACAGGTTATGCACGGCTTATGAATTACAATGGACTGAAAGGCTTATCGAATTACGTAGAAATGGCAGAAAACTTTTAACAGGAAAAAACTAAAATAAATAGTTACAATATGGAACACGGCGGCAACCAAATGGATATAGAATATAAAAACATGGGAGAAAGACTTACTCAAATTGAAGGGCAAGTCGGAGAAATTGGCAGAGAGGTAACGAGTATTGGGGGCAATGTTTTAAAAATATCCGAAGCACTAACAGGGAACGAATTTAACAAATTGGGGTTAGTGGACAATGTGGAACGTCTTTCAGCAAAGGTTTTGTTTGTTGAAGCAGAATTAAAGCGCATTGATGAAAAGCATGAAAAAAGATTTGCAGCGGTAAAATGGGTTATAATCGGCCTTAGTTTGGCATCTGGATTTGGAATATCTGAATTGATTAATTTTTTATCTAAATAAAACAACTATGAAAAATTCAAATGTTGATGAAGCAGTGGTTGAGGAAAGGCCGCCCCTAACTCCCAACCCTATAATCGTGGGCGACATTGTAGTTGAGCAACCAAAACCAAAGCCAAAGCCTAAGTAAGTAACAATTAAAAATCAATTCTTATGAAAGACAGAAAAACAACAATTTTAGGAGCATTACTCGCAGTAGTCACAGCCGTTCAGCCTTTACTTGATGGCACAGGTTACCACTTTGACAGACCTACGATTGGTCGGTTGATTTTCGCAGGCTTGATTGCTGTATTTGGGTATCTTGCCGCAGATAAAAAAGAAAAAAAAATACCATGAAAATCGTAATCTTCAAGGACAAAGCCAAAGAATGGCGGTTTAGGATTGTAGCAGGTAATGGTGAAATAATTGCATCAAGTGAAGGATACAAGCAAAAGGGTAGCGCAACTCAAACTGCCAAACTTTTCAATTTGCCCATCAATTATCAGAAAATAACAAAATGAAAAAAGACCCAATAGTTTATAGGTTAGTGGGGCTTATCATATTGGTTTACGTGCTAATGATGCTATTCATTGCGTTTGTTGGGTGATTTTTTTCAGAAAATCCCGCAATGCCGAAGCCCGATGCGCATACTTGTAACCTGCTTGTTTGCCTTGTGACTTATCCCGAAGCCGCTTTTCTTCTTCATACTGCGCAATAATTAGTTGAAGTATTTTTTTGTTGCGGGCGGCTTCGGCTAATTCCGAAATGGAATATTCAAAGGCTTTGCACCTTTCGCTTATTGACGGCATACGATTCCGTTGGTCTTTATACCAATCAATTTGCGATTGAAGTATCTGTATAGCGGTTTCAGTAGTCATATTCAGTTGTTTATAAGTTCAAATCGGCCATTTTCAAGCCCATCAACAAATTCTTTCATTGTAAGCCTATTTTGACCCCCATTTATCCATATTGCACCTTCGGGAAGGCTATATGTTGATATTTGAGCCGTATAACACTTAAATATAGTTACATCTTCGGGTTTATTAAGCCTAAACTTTGTACCTACTTTAAACACATAGTCTATGCGATTACCTATGTTTTGTTTGACAAATTCTGCCACAATAACCGCCATACCGATATACTTGTAGTCATTTGCCCGTATTGCCTTTTTTGAACCAAGCATCTTGTTTTGGTCAATTAGGCACTTTTTAGTTTCCTCTACCCACTCTTTAGGGGTAAGACGTATTTCTTCCATAATTATTCATTTTCTTCTTCCACATCATCATGGAAGGACATTTTAATTTCCAATAGTTTGTTGAAATCATACCCGCTTGCAATTATTTCCTTCCGCACTTCCTGGTTCTGCGGGGATATTTTCATGCCTTTGCCGGTGGGGGTCAGTTCGCCCCGTTCTACCTTTGAAAAGCGGCTTAGTACGTTATTCCACTGCTTCACCTTTGGTTCGATAGACCTGCGGTAATCATCGGGGCTTGCGTATCCATAAAGCATTGTAAGGTAGTTGCTGTACTCTACTTTAAGATTCTTGCTAAAGTTCCCTATGCTTTCATCGAAGCCCATAAGCGGTTCAAGGGGCGGCTGTTCCCGCTTAATATAGTAGTACGACATTTGTACAATGTCTTGCTTGTAGGCGGGTTCTATTTCCGCAGCGTCAAGCCCAAATTGGTGCATCAGCATAGTGTCCTTGGATATGTACACTATGTCGGCATTGTATTCGGTATTCCTTTGGTAGTGGTAGGCTTGCCCTACATGATACGCAAGCGGCTTCCGCCTACGTTCAATGTAGTCAAATGCAAACATAGACACCGACTTTATTTCAAGTATCTTCTTTTCAAGCGGCATCCCCGCAAAACTATCAATCACTTTTTCAGCAAGCCCGTGTAATATTTCGGGCAAGTGGTGTTCTTTCAGTTTCGCCAATGCTTCTACTTTATCTACATAGCCGCCCGCCACGAAATCAAGCCGCCCGTGTACTGATAGCATATTATCAAACGGGGTAGCGTCCACCTTTATTTCTTCTTGGTGGTAAATCCCGCAAATAAGCAAAACCTGCTTTACGATGTATTCCCAACAGTTCCCCGCAAAGAATTTACGCATTGACCTATCGTTAGGCGGATTTGTAGGCTGAACAGCAAGCATACTAAGATACCTGTCAATTTTTGCCTTGCCTATTATTTCGCTTGCATAGATATAGTCCCTTGGACGCAAGGGTCTGTCTGTCTTAATAGCGGCGGCGTTCCACGCATCCGTTAAACTCCAATATATAGGTTGTTTCATATACAAGTAACGTCAAATAAAAATAATTATTGCAATCATTACACAAATAACATAGAAAAGTACATCTTCGTCTATGTATTGGTACGGTTTCCCGATTTGGCTGTTGTGGTAAACCCTATACTTGCTTAGTTTTGGATTCTTTTTCATTACATACTTATTGCATTAAGTAAGGAGTTTATTTTTGATTATTAATTAATTACGATACATTGATTACATATAGTAGTTAGCGGAAACCGTAAGGACACCGCTCAAAATTCAGGATTAAGTGATACATCATTCGTTAAAACCATTACAGCGTGAACCATATCCATCATTGCTTTATAGGTATTATCTTGACTACCTGCACACGGAATTGCCAATGTTTGAATAGCAACAGCATCCTTTCGTGCTTTTTCTTTAAATGCGTGGTTTCTTATTCTTGAAGTGCCTTTTATTGGCAACCAATCACGCTGACATACATTGTGAGTTCCTCCAGAATAATCACCTTCTAAAAGTAATTTATCTTCTGTAATTCCAACCACTTTTAATGGTTCATTGTGTTCATAAACAGAACGATGATAGACTATATCGCCAATCCTGAAAGAACGGCTATCCGCTAACATCGGTTTGGCAAAATTGCCGTTTTGTGCTTCTTTTGACATTTTATCTAAATTTTAAAGTTTGTACTACTATCGAAGTTTTGTGTTCGGCAACTTCGCCAAGCCGAGAACCGTTATACGCCTAACGCTTAATCTTACTTATTATTGCGCAGCCGCCACGAAAAATCAAAATTAAAGCAAAAAAGAAGGGGAAGGTGTAGCAAGTGACCAATTCTAAGATTATTTTCCACATGATTACCTTCTTTTTGCTTGTTCAAGTTGTCGCCCGATATGCGTTGCCCAATCGTTAAAATTAGGTTGCTTTTCTGGTTTTTGGCCGATTTTTATACTAATAGGCGGCAGCGGCTCGCCCTTTATCTTGCCCCATAATAGGCGGTGGATTATTTTCTTCATGTTATATCTATTAAACGTGAAAGAATGTTTTGATAGTATTTGCATAGGCGGGCGTGGGCTGCCTTGGTTGTTTCCAAATTTTGCTTTGCCCGTTCTTGTTCTGCGGCTGACGGCTTCCCGCAAGGGAATATGCTTAGTTCTTCCTGCCAATTTGCTGTAACAAGCCCGAAAAAAGCAATGCCATCCTTCATGCCTTTCATACGGTTTTCGGCATCTTCTATTACCGATAATATCTGTAACGCTTTTTGGTGCAGGGCGGCTGCGGCTATGTATCTCATATTAACTCCTTGAATTTTAAAAGTTGGTCGTATGTAAGTGTATTAAACTTTGCAAGCATTTCTTCACGAAGCATTTTTTCTTCTTTTTGCCGCTTCCATTTACGCCTATACTCATTCGCTTCATCGTCCGTTAGTAATTCGCATTGGGATATAGTACCCATATCCATCCTTCCGTTAAGTCCCTTTTGGTGGCCGTCTATAAGGCTAAAAAGAACCGTTGCAGGGTGCGTTATCGCAAAACCCGTCTTTGTAACTCTTTCTATCTTCCGTAACGACAAGCTAATTGACCTTTCGGAATAGGATTGGCCTGAACGGTATAAAACGGTCTTGCCTACTAAATCTTGTGGGTTGTCTTTAAAGTCTGAAAATTTCATTGTAAGAGTGTTTTTGCTTTCTCAATAAGTTCATTTGGCGTTTCCCCTTCGGCAACCCGCTTTGCATAGAACTCCGAAATCTTTACCATTAATTCGGGAGTGGCAAACCCCTGCTTCATCGCTATTGCGATTAACTGCGGGCTGCATCCGATTTCGGCTGACATTAGTTGGCCGTCCCCCTTGCGGAAAAAATCGTTCCATTTGGTGAGGACTTCCGACGGTACTCGTTGTTTTGTTCTTCTCATGTGGTATAAATTAAAAGGTATTTTCTTCGATAAGTTCCGCTACTAATTGGCAAGCATCCAATAATTTAGAATCTAAAATGGCAAATTTTGCTTTGGCAATTAAAACTTGGGATTTTAAATTCAGCGATTCGCTATTAATTAGCGGGGCTAATGAATCCCATAGTTCGTGAAACCAATTCCAATCAAGGTTGAATTTCATATCCCTTTCGGTAACCCAATAGCTATTAAACGGGCAAAGCCACTTTTGAAATCTTGTAGAATTTCCGCCCGAAAAAGGCGGTTCAAAATCCCACTTTAAATGTGTTGCAAAAAGTTCGTTGTTTGTCATTACCTGCGCTTTTTAGGTGGGTCGGGCAACTGCCCAAGCCACATGATAAATAAAAGTATTCCTACCCAAAATTCCATATAATTTAGTTTGCTTTACGTCTTGCCTTAATGTCATTCAATACGGTTCGGCAATCCCTTAATGATAAATACAAGTTTTGTGTAACCCAATTTCTGCGGTCTTTGCTTATTAACCGCTTCCAACAAATAAACGAAGATTCCGCCTTATTTATTTGAAGTGCTACAAACTCTTTCCTATCCGTGTCGAATAGATGCAGCGTTTGCCCGTTCCTTAGTTTTCCAAATTGTTCGCTTGTCATGGCTGTAATTTTAGTGGATTAGTTAATGTTTCAATTACGTTTGCGCCCCTTGCTGCAAACCCATCAAGGGCTGCAATGGTTTCCGCTATGATAACTTTAAGGGTATCCTTGTGGCCTATGCTTACGGGTACGCTGCCACCATTGGGTGCAATTACCCGTGTCATCATTAGCGGCTCGGTAGCGTTCATGTACTGTTCAGGACGCTCCACAATTTGAAGGGTTACCCCGTTGTATTCAAACTTCTTTTTTACTTTCATGGCAGGAAATTAAAAGGATGATTTGATTTTAAAATAATCTTCTGCGGGTATCTTTTCAGAAAGGGCGAAAAGCATTTCGTTCCTTAATTCGTGTCGGTATTTGCCCAATTCAATGGGCATACTTCCAACGGCATCGTGTATAGTGCGGATTGCCCCCGCAATTTTCGGGTAATTCCCCCCGATAAAATCCGCCAATAGGCATACTGCGCCCGTGTGGTCGTTACAGTCTGTGGCCGATTCAATTTTGTCGGCAAGTTGCTGAATAGTCATAGCTGTATTTTTAAGCGGCTTTTTCGGCCAATTGAGATGATGTTAATACGTTTTTATCGAAATTTATAATCATGTATTTTGTTAGGTCAATCCTATCTTGAAGCCATCCTGCCGCTATTTTGCGGGCATATTGTGGCTTATGCCCCCGCCCTATAATTTTGTGAGGCTTTATTTTATGGTCATTAAAATCTTTTTGCCATTGGCAATACCTTACCAAATCTTCACATAAGGAGTAGTATGTAAGATTATATTTATCGCTAAAATAAAATTCAGATTGCACTTGAAGTTCTTCCTGTGTCATAGTTGTATTTTTTAGGTTATTTTAAGATAACGTGCTATATAAGGGGTTATTGCGGGGGCTAAGTGTAAAAATTATCAATAGCTATTCCAAACCCTTGCAGCCCCCTGATAAAATCCACCAATGAATCATAGGTATTTTCGCCTATAATCCCTTCCGTAACAAGTTTCCCGTCTTTAGATTCAACGTAACCCAATAATTGCCCATCTTTACGGATTGAAAATATAAATTGGTCTTTTTGTAACTCTTTCATTTTGTAGTGTATTTAGTGCATCGCTGCGGTGATTATAATTCGGCAAATCTTGATTTAAGCACAGATAGCAGGGCTTCGTTTTCATGGATTAAAATTTCCCTAATCTTTTCGATTATTTTAGTATCGTTGCATACGTTTTCACTGTTCGACCCGTTGCCAAAAGTAAATTCAATCCGTGTGCATTGTTGGCTTTTTGCACTTGCAACAATACTTTCTAATTCGCTAATCTTGCTTTGTAATTCGGTTGCTTGTTTTAATTTTTCGCTTGTCATTTTGTAGTGTATTTGCGCCACCTAAGCGGCTTGTTTGAAGTTGGTTATTTGTTATCTTCTAAAATATCCCAAAGCACATCGGAATAGTCGCTTATAGCCGTCCTTCCTGCACAGCTATTAAGTTCAATAAGGACGTTTTGCAAAATATCTCTTGCCTTTTTAATGTCCCTTAGCAAAGGTTTTTTACCCCTGCTATTAGCAATGCGAAGAACATATTTTTTAGGGGCTTCAATTACATTGTCGTGGTCGGCATACATACCGCTGCTTCCTTGTGTTGATTTCATTTTGTTTGTGTTTTGCGCCACCTAAGCGGCTTGTTAATCAATCAAGATTATCGTATGGTTTTACCATTTCTTTCCATTCTTCAAATGTGTATGGGATAAGTTCGTTTAATAACTTTCCATCTGAATATTGTATGTAATTATACATATCTTCAATTTCTTCTTTTGTGAATTTCATTTTTTTTTATGTTTTGCGCCACCTTACGGGGTGGCCTAATGATTAAAATACGCTATCAACATCTGATTCAACCAAACTGCCCAACCAAATTGAAATATCCTTTTTAGTCACTTTTTCTTTTTTAGGCAATCCAAAATGTTTTCGGTATTGTTCTTTCAAAACTGAAAGTGATTGAGATACTGTTATTGTGATTGTAGTCATAGCGTTTATATTTATGTTTGTTAAAACGAAATTACTGAAATATTATTGTGTTAAGGATAGGTTAATCAGCGGTTACGCTTGCGGGCGGTTTTCTGCGCTTTGTTCTTGCGCTTGCGTTTTGCCTTTTGCTTGCCGTTCAATGTGCTTGTGAAGCGTGTAGAGCTACGCTTGCTTTGAATAAGGCTATCGTCAGGAATCCAACCTGTATTATCCTTTTCTGTCATTGAAGCTAAAAGCATTGCAGCCATAAGCGATTGTCCTAAGTACTTTTTCATGTGTATTTATTTTTGATTGGTTTAAAATTAGTCGGCAAGTGCTATGCCATTTACGGAGTGAAACAATTCCCACAAGCTACTTTCCCTGTCCCCGTTTTCTTCCATCCACTTCGGGCAGCTTTGATTGTACAGTTCGTGAATGTCCTCACAGGGAACGGTAACCCGTGTTTCTTCACCTTCGGCATCCGTGGCCGTCAGGATGATGTTATGCCCCCGAAGGGCGGCTTCGATTGTTGTTAGTTCCTTTGTCATTGCTTTTATTTTTGATTGTAAATAAATACGCTGTTAATGCACTTTATAAACCCAATACCCAATAATCCGATAACAGAAGCGGTATTCAGGGGAGTGCCTATTTCTTTTTCAGGGGCGCAAAGTTCAAACTTATTAACGGGCTTGCCCCTGTCATAGTACCCGTTATTCCGTATTACAAAGCCTTTTTTTAGGCTTTCTTTTATTTCCGATTTTGTCATTTTCGGCTGATTGATTAGGTTAAACAATAGGGGAGGATAAGATTCTTTCTTTAAATTCCCATTCGTTCAAAACAACTTCCCATTGTGATGGAGTAAGGATAAAAGACAATTGCACCATTTCGGCAAATTGTTGGTAATTATTCATAAACAGAAATTCTTTTGCATATACGGGGTATATGTAGCCATAAAACACTTTTGTTTCATGGATTGCGGCAAGGTTTACTTTCTTTTTCATTTGTGGTAAATTATAGGATTAACAATAGAGTTAAAAAAATCTTCGCTTAATAGGTCGGTAGTTTCATTGCAGGTTGCCCCGCTTATCAGCATTTCCACGGCTTGTTGTTCATAGGGGTAAAAGTGGTGGCCGTGGCTTTTAGAAAGGTGCTGCAATAGCTTTAAAAGGGCATTGGCTGCGTTGCGGGTATTCTCCCGCTTTGTTTCCTGATAAGTCATGGCGTTAATTTTTACGGTTTGCAGGGTACTTTGCCCTAAATCTTTTTATGGCTTCGCTCATTGAGTAAAGGCAATACTTTTGCCCCGCTATGTTTATTGTTCCGTTACGGTATTGGTAGGCGGTTACGCCCGCCCGTACTTTTCGGCTTTTTATTGGGGCTTCGTGTAAGTCAATCATTAAATCTAACATGATATTGATATTTTTATTTGTTAAACGAAGGGGGTTTAGGGTTTATTGTATTGCCCCCAAATATTAATTTTCGTATTGGATAACTGCCCTGCTTGCATCATACGAAAGGGACGTTTTGGCGGAGTAGCGCATACCCCCTTTGGCAAATTCGGGTTCAGCCGCCCGAAGGTATTGGTAGCCGTCCCATAATGCTTTCCTTGCCGCCTTTCGAGTAGGAAAGGTAAGGACGTGGCCGTAAAATGGCAGTTTCCTGTATTCTGCCTGATAAGTGTTGAGTGCATTGAGTAGCCGGTGGTTGCCGCTAATTTGCCCCGTAATTTCAATAGTAGTTTTCATTGTGTACCTGCACTTATTTTTATGTGCATTGCAGCCGCCCCCCGACAAAAGGGGCTAAAGGATACCCTAACGGCTATTAATAGGCTACATTCCAATTTCCCATATATACTGCCCTTCTTCGCTGAAACGTGGGAAAGAAACTAACTGTACATAAGGATATTTTGAATAAAGCGAATTTTGATATTTTTCAGCCTGCTTTATCGTCTTAAAAAATTTTGTTACCTGTATCATGATATTAATATTTTTATATGTTAAAGCGTAAAAAGTAGGGGGTAAGGGTAAAAACCCCGCCCCCGTTTTTATTTAACGCTAATTAAATTCGGTTATTATGCTGCTGCTAATTTTGCGGCTACTTCAAAAACAGCGTCAAAGGTTGCACGTGGTACAGTCTTAACCCCCGCCTTGCCTAACCTTGCCCTTGTCGGGCTTATTTCGCTGCTGTTATTCAGTTTGTTCAACATACCCGTTGTACGTGGGTGCAGTTCAATTTTCGCAAATTGCAGTAAGTTAATAAAATCGTAAACCTGTACCATTTTGCCCGCCTTGTATTCGGTTAATAAAGCTGCTAATCTTTCTGATTCTTTAGCGTCCGCCGCCCTTGCTGCTGCTGCTTTTGCTTCGGCTTCGGCTTGCTTTTTTGCGTCCCTTTCGGATTCTAATTGCCGCCGCCTTTCCCATAATGGCGAAGTATCAAGCCCTAAAAGTTCATAAAGTTTAATGTATAAACTTTGCACCCAAAAATTTTCCCAGCGGTTCAAAAAACCGTTTTTTGCGTTCACTAATATTGATAATTCGGCCTCAATTACCGTATTTTTACGGTAACTGCCTTCTTCCACAAATACCCCGTTTATATCGAATACAACGTGCCAATATTCGCCGTTATATTTATCTTGTTCGGGATAATAATAAACCCCTGCCGCCCCTTCAATTTGGGTTAATTCTTTGTAAGGCATTACCAATGTGTTACCATCGTCGGCATACTTTAAAACTTTTGTTTTCATAGCTATAAAATTTAGCGTTAAAAAATGAATACTTTTTGCACCCCTTAACCCCCTTTCGCCTTTCGGCAAATAGGGGGCAAAGGTAGGGAGCGCAAAGGGGTAATTTATTCCCCCTTAACATTGCAGGTATAACCCCGTCTTACACCCTTGTGGGCTAAAAATCGGCTAACAATGTAACCCGCTGCAATGAATAACGAAAAAGCAAAAATGTAAATTGTCATAACTGATAAATTTATGTGTTAAAAATAGGTTTGTAATACAATTGTAATACCGTTAATTTACCCTTTCCAATTCGCCCGTAAAGGGGTTGAAAATACGTTCTGTTTTGCCTGCAATACCTTTACCCCATTTAGCACAGATATAAAATTTGTCAACCCCGTGCCGCCTTACTGAAAAATCAGCCATTTTTTGCCCGAAAAATTTCATTGATTGGCGGCTAAAAAAGAAACTGCTTTTTTCCTCAACCGCCCGCTTAATATCGTAAATGGTAAGGGGTGCAACCTTTGCCGAAATTACCGCCCGTTTAGGGGCTTTTTCATTGCTGCAAACGGCTTCAATAGCTGCCTCAATACTTTGCGCCCAAACTTTGATATTTGCCGTTCCGTTATCGTGGGCAATTTTTACAATTACATTGGTATTCATAGTTTTAAATTTTTGTTTTGTGGGGACGGTTAATTTTAGCCGCCCCCGTTATTAACGTTAATACTTTTGGTTTATTGTGGTTTAAAATTCAGGGGCTAAAATGCCATAACCGCCCCAATCCTGGTAAATGCCAATTTCTTTAGCTTCACTTTCTTTGATTTTCAGGGAGTACCCGCGCGGGTCACCGTTAATAAATACGGTTTTCAGTTCAGGCAATAGGGCGCAAACTTTCGCTTTTATAGCGTCTAATTTTTTGTCGGCTGCATCTTCGTTAATTTCGCCGTTGCAGTCCATTACACAAATTTTGTTAGCCTGATTTTCAAGCCTTTTCAACTTACTGTAAAGGTCGAAGCGATAAGGTCCGGCTAATTTGTCGCCTGATAATTGGCCTAATAAAGTAACGTGCTTCACAAATTGAGGTGAATTAACCGCTGTAATTTTTAGCTTGTTCATTTTTTGCCCTGTGTTTATAGTCCTTTGCAGGTAGGACGGTTTTTAGTGAATGATTAAAAATAAACTTCTTTGCACCCTTAAACCCCGTCCCTTTATAGGGGTACGGGGTAAACGGTTAACGTTAACGGGGTATTATTCGCCCGCTAAAAATTCGTTTAATTCAGTAGTATCCCTTTCAGGTTCGCTTGCGTAATTTCCGGTAAAAGGATAAGTATCATTTAAAAAAATACCTTCATTATATGCTTCCCTGAAAATTTCAGCCTTCAAGGTTTGGTCTAATACTCCCGTAATTTCAGCCTTATCGTAATAATGTTTTAAAAGTTGTTGCAGTGTCATAACGTTAAAATTTAATTAGTGTTTTTTAATACCAACCCCCCAAAACTATACATACCAATTAACCGCACCAAATTTAATTTACCTAAAATAAATATTAAACGTTTGCAAGCGGATAAAAGCCCGTCCC